TAATAATATGCTGAGTATCCTTGTATTTTTGTACAGCCCCTTCTTCGCTATACAAATGAATATTGTTTAGATTTAGATTTTTAGATGAAACCATATTGAATTCAGTTTCAAAATTTAGTTCAACCGCACGGCGTACACCTGGATAGAATTTTAGAATAAATTTAACATGTGTATCTGTATAATGATTTTCAAAGTTCTTTAGAGTAGGGCTGTTATTCGCAACCATTTCCATAAGGAAATCTTTGTAATTTTCTGTCCAAGTTCCAATTGGTAATTCTGAAATCTCCATGGTTTGATCATCAATCCATGTCCACACACCTCTGCTTTGGTAAGTTCCTTCTTTTCCGGGGAGAATAGTACCTTTGAATCCTAGATACCATGGATGAATTTCACTGAGACGAGTTTTTTCAATAATTTTATACATTGCTTCAACATTCTCTTTGTTCAAAATGGCTTCTTGTTTATCAAGAGCGTCAATTAGTTTCATACATTGCTGAATTACATCGGTTGGGTTATGCTGAGGGATATTGGTTGAAAATCCTGTACCAATGCCAAGTCCACCGTTTACTAGAATCATTGGAATAATTGGAATATAATATTCAGGCTCGATGGGTTTACCATCATCTTCTAGACGTTTTAGAATTGCGTTATCCTCTGATTTATAAATTTTACGAGCTAGATCCGAAAGCAGTGTGTAAATATAACGGGGAGAAGCTGAATCTTTACCACCTTGAATACGGGTACCAAATTGACCAAGTGGCTGCATCAAATTAATATTGTTTGCGCCTACATAGTTTTGGGACAAATTGATAATGGCTTCTTGTAAAGAAGTTTCACCATGATGATACGCACTTACTTCTGAGATATATCCAGATAGCTGGGCAACCTTGATTTCTTTGTTGTATAGTTTTCTCTTGAAGCAACCGAACATGATTTTACGTTGACTCTCCTTAAGACCATCACATAGGTTCGGAATACTGCGCTCCAAATCACGATTACTGAAATGGATGAAGTCCTTATGAATAAATTCTTCAAAGGGAATTTCGCGTTTTCCATAATCTAGAATAATATCACGATTGTATTTCATCAACCATGCTTTACGATCGTCGGCGCGTTTTTTATTAAATGCTAGATCCAAATTATCGTCTGATGTTTGACCAGTGTAAACATATTCGGTTACCTTCATGTCGCGGAAATAATCTTTGGCTTCTTCTGCGGTGGAAGTACCCAATCCTTTGTAGTATTTGATTGTCCATGGACGCATTCCAGGAGATGTCTTTTCGATTTCTGTTTTCCAATTATCGAAATCAGTAATGCTATAGAATGATATTTTTTGACCATTGTTATGGGTTACTTTAATAATTGGGGTCAACATCGAATTTAGGAATGTTGGCATTTTGTAAAGGGAAGGCCAGATCGATTGAAATACATTGAATAGAAGACCCTTAATATGAGAACCATCATGATCCTGATCTGTCATAATCATAATCTTACCATAGCGTAGATCGCTAATATCTTTGTATTCCTTTCCTTGAGTTAGACCTAGGATTTTCTTGAGATTTGTAATTTCTTCATTTTCACTAATTTTCTTCAGCGGCGCATCCTTTACATTTAGAATTTTACCACGAAGAGGGAATACACCATAACGATCACGACCGATTACACTTAATCCAGCAATTGCCATCGTTTTCGCAGAGTCTCCTTCTGTCAAAATAAGTGTACAGGAAGCACTATCTTTTGTACCAGCTTTGTTGGCATCATCCAACTTGGGAATCAATACGCGACTGGTCTTCTTACCATCTGTTTTAGCAACCTTCTTTTGTTCATGAAAATCAGTTAGACTGATGGCTTTATCCACAATACCTGTTTTATAGAGTTTATCAAAGAACTTATCACTTAGCTCACATTTTGATCCAAATTTAGACGCTTGTGTTGTAAGAGTTTCCTTACTCTGACTATCAAAGGACGGGTTTACAATCGATGCTTTCACAAAGATAGTTAGATTATCCTTGATGTGCTGTACTTTAACATCCTTTTTCTTCTTAGATGACGCCATTTCTGATAGTTTTTTAGTAATTTGGTTTGTTAGATATTCCACATGTTTTCCACCCCGTAGAGTATTAATACCATTTACGAAGGATACTTGTTCAAACTGTCCTGATTCTGAAAAAGTCGCAACGACTTCCCATCGGTCTGTACAACTTTCATAAACACGAGGACGCTCATCTTTACTTCCTAGATACAAATCGGCATATTTCTCGAAATCTTTTGCTTCCAGTTTAACATCATTAAAATATACGGCAATTCCAGCATCAGTTGTAGCACAAGCATCATAAGCACGTTTTCTGAATAGTTGATACATATCATCAGTCATATGATCTAGACCGAAACGCTTGTAATCTGGTAAAAATCGAATTGACGTATAGGGTTGTTTTTTATACGCCTTTACTTTCGCTGCGTCTCTCTTTTTCATATTTTGGTAAAAACGTTGCTTGTAATAAAGTTCTCGGCGATGATCAACTGTTTCAACTGTAAACTCCTCTGAAAAGATATTTGCCAATTTCGCACCATATCCATTTTTACCACCCCATAGTTTTTCTTCACCAGTATCGTAGTTGGTTGAAGTTAATAGCTCACCGAAAATAAGTTCGGGAATCCAAATATTTTCATAACTGGCATGTTTTTCGATATCAATACCATCGCCATCATTCATAATCTCAATATAGCCGGTTTTTTGGTCTACGTTAATTTTAATAGTTTTAACGAGTTTTACATCTTTTTTACCATTGGCGATTTCAGATTTTAGGCGAGCAGTTTGATCCAATGAATTGACCAATACTTCGTCAAAGATTTTATACAGCCCTGGGACGTATTCGATCTCTTGTTCAACCATTTTCTTAGCTTCATCACTATAAATGAACGTTTTAAGAACAGTGCGTTCTACAGAACCAACATATGTATCTGGTAATTCATAAATATGATCCCGTAGCTCATGTTTCTTGTACTTTTCTTGGGCTTCCTTAGGAGGCATTGTTCTTATATCCTGTTACAAAAAAAGAAAAAGTTGATTATGTCAATTTTTTAATTTAATAAAATAATATTTTTATATGATTATTGATTACCATTGTTCATGTTTAATTGAATTATATATATGTGTATATTTTTTAATTATATCATTAATTTCTTTATTAATTTCTTCAATTTCTTTTCCTTCAATATCAACGCATACACGATGTTGATGTGTCAAATTTAAATATGCGAGTTCATGAAGTTCGTGAAGATGATTCACATACTCAAAAGACAATCCCAATTCACAATTACGATGGCGTTTATGAATTCTCTCCATACATTTTTGTGGATCAGAACGAAGATAAATCATTAGATCTGGTTTAAAACTAGGTCGCTGGTACAAAGTAGCTAAAATGTTCATTTGGCGTTCATTTAGTTTATTATTGTTAAAATTAGCAATAGAGAATACATACCATTGATAATGTGCTGATCGTTCAACACATGTAATTTTATTCTTTGGATAATCTGGTATAAAACAACGATCTGTCCACACTTTAATTTGAAATTCAAATGCATCACGGTTATTCTCATACATATCAGTTAAAAATGGTTCCCAATCCTTTACAGGTTCCAAATCTATTTCAAAATTATTTTTATTTAGATTTTCAAGAAGTGTACTCTTACCAGAACCAATGTTTCCATCAATTGTGATAATCATTGTATTTGTTTAATTTAAAAGAAATATATATACTTATAAATAATGATATTATAACTTTATATAGATGTCTCATTTTTTATAGTTATAGTATTATAACTTATTTATAGATTTAGATATTTACTTACTTACTTATCTTATGACGACTATCTTCACAATGAAGAGACAAAATCTATTAAAAGAAACTCTTGAAATTTTAAAAAAATATGATAAAACATTTGCCGATATTATTTATGTTATAACTTCTAAAAATAACGAAGAAGGTTGTATAGAATGGTCTACAGAACAATTTGTTGAAGAATCCGCATATATTAATTATGACTCATCCTATGGAATGAACAAAATTAATATGACATTACAATTAGTTGGAGAAACATTCTGGATAGAAAGAGTTGAATATGATGGATCAGAATGGTGGGAATACAAAGAAATACCAAAACGACCTTCGTGTAAAGGTAATGGTAAAATACCTATATTCGAATTACATGGATGAAATAAAGTTTTATGTTTTACATTTACGTTTTTTATTTATTTTTTTCTGCTTTTTTCCAAACAGCTTCTTGGAGTTGTTTAATTACATTTTTTGTAAATGATTTTAAATTATTTTTAATAACAAGCTTTGTCAAATATGGAAAAAATGTATCTTTTATATAAATACGATTTCCTTCTGTAATAGTGCGACATTTTAAGGCTAACCATTCATACTTTTTAAACATAATATGATTTACATCTGGACTTGTAAAAAATGGGCATAACATACCAGAATTTGTTAAAGATAGAATATAATTACGAACTTGTGGATGTTTCAAATAAGATACAGGGATGTCTTCTAATAAATTTTCAAAAACTGTATAATTATAATCAGGGCATATTAGTAATTTACTTTCAGCATCATTATAAACGGCATTATTATCAATAATTAAAATACGATTTTCTAGAATTTCTTCTTTTTCTGTTTTTGTAAATGCTGGATGACGTCCTAAAGAACGAATAATACGGGGAAATATATGATTTAATGATTTACGATAATTTCCGCCAATATCAGTTAGGCATTCATCGCGTGTAAATATAGGGCGTTGAAACTTAACTCCGTGTGCTTTTTCTACCCATTGAATCTCTTTATATGCCCAGTTTTTTTCACTTGCTGTATATATAAAAAAATATACATTTTCATTAAAATATTGATTTATTTCATGAATAAAACTAGCAAACCCTGGGCGAATTAAATTTTGTGTGGATAGAAAAGCTTTAGGAATTTTACTATCTTGTTTGACTTTTAATCCATATTTCTTAAATTGTTGATACATAGCATGTTTTTGAGATTGATAATCGACACGACCTGCTATTGTACCATCCCAGTCTAAAATTATAATATAAGGTAATTCAGTCTGTATTATACTGTTTGGCGACATAGTACCTTCCCTTCTTTAATCTATAAGAAAGAATAATATGTTTATGCTTTATTAATTTATAAAGTATTAAAAAATATTAAATAGATATTTATTTTTTCTTTGTTTTATTAAATACAATTAGTTTTAATTCTCTTACGAATGATTTAAATTCTTGAAGTATTTTTTTCTCTTTATCCTTGTCTTCTGTATTAATATATCCCTCATCAGACATGTAATCTACAAAACTTATTATTTTATCAAATGTTTCTTTTCGTAAATTATTTCTTTTAGTGTATAAATAATCAGACATATTATTTGCCATTGTACATGCTAGCTTTGGATATATAGAATTATCTGTTATTTTTTCCCATTCATTATCCCCTATATGAACTTTAGAATGTCCTGATTTTAGATCATCCTTTTTAATACATTGATTTTCAGGTAAGTTTAATATACGTTTGCTATAATCCATTACGATGCGTCTATCTACTTTTGGATATAGACCCTTGATGTATTCGACGGCTTCTTCACCAATATGATCCTTAATAAACTCCATATTCTCTGGATTGTATACTAGAATGATGTTTTGATTATTGTTTTGTGTATTTATATTTGTATTTATATTATTTTGTGTATCAATATTATTTGTTATAATAGGAACATTTTGCAATACGGGTTCTGGAATAATTAAAGCCTTTGAATTAATTTCTTTTTTAGCTATACAGATTTTATAATGTTTAAAGCGTGACTTTTCATGTGAAAATAATTTATTACAATATTGACATGAAAATTTATCTTTAATCCCTTGACATTTTTCCATATGTTTTACTAAATACCATTGGGCATATAGTGTTTTTTTACACTTAGAACATTCAAACGCTTTAACTGACTGATTAGTGGTATTTATATTACTACTTATTATATGACTATTACTACTTATTATATGACTATTACTACTATTTATATGATTATTACTACTATTTATATGATTATTACTACTTAATTTATATTTAATCTCATCTTCTGTGTATCCATGTATGTTTATCATATGCCGTCTTAAATTGTAAGGTTTATAGAAAACACTATCGCATATTTCGCAAGCATTCTTTGAACTTGTAGGAGCTATTAAATCATCCATTACTACAATAGATATAGAAAAATAATGTTTAAGCTATTTTCATATTACGAAGAATAATAAAAATGGAGCCGCTTATAAATTTCCGCGCGGGATTTTAAAAAATTTTAAAAGCTGGGAAAGTTTTTAATTTCTAAGAAGTATCAGAGATTTCATAGATTATTAACTTTAATTCCTTTGCAATCATATTAAAATATTTTTTATCTTGTTGTGTTTTTTCAGCATCTATATCGTTTATATTAATGTTACTATCATTTGATAAATAATTTAAACAACTTATCATTTTATCAAACCATTCTTTCGGTAAATTATTTCTATTTGTATATACTTTATTATTAATATTATTTTGAATAGGATCTATAATAGGTTCTATAACTAGTTCTATTTGTTTTTCATCTATTTTCTTTTTTTCACTACATATTTTATAATGTCTATATTTAGAAGATAAAAATACAAATTTATCATTACAATATTCACAAAAATTTTTATTTGATACACCTTTACATAAATTTTCATGACGCTTTAAATTCCATTGTCTTGTAAAATGTTTATTACATTTAGAACAATCTTGATTATCATCAACTTCTATAATATCATTAATAGGTTCTTTATTTATTTCTAATTGTTTTTTGGATATACAAATTTTATAATGTTTAAAACGAGATTTTTCATGTGAAAATAATTTATTACAATATTGACATGAAAATTTATCTTTAATTCCTTCACACTTTTCCATATGTCTTTTTAAAGACCAATCTCTTGAAAATGTTTTTTTACATTTAAAACATTCAAAATCATTATCTAAATCTATAACATTTATATTACTACCATTTTTATGAATATTACTACTGTTTTTATAATTATTACTACTGTTTGTATGAATACTACTACTATTTTTATAATTATTACTACTTAATTTATATTTAATCTCATCTTCTTTATAGCCATGTATATTTACCATGTGTCGTCTTAAGTTATAAGGTTTATAGAAAACACCATGACATATTTTACAAGTAGGGTCTGATTTCGTAGGAGCTACCGTATCTGCCATTATCACATATGGTATATAATTTTCAAATGTTTAAGTTGTTTTTGTTACGAGAGAGCTAAGACTATGGAGCAGTCCATAAACTTCCGCGCGGGATTTTTTTAAATTTTAAAAGCTAGGAAAGTTTTTGATTTCTAAGAAGTATCCTAAATTTCATAGAATCTATTTAACAATATATAAACAAAAATAAAAAATAATTAATTTAAATATAATGTATCATATTGATAATAAAAATAATAATGTATGAATAAATGCTTATACTATAATATTTGTTTATGCGGAACACATGAGGCATTCATCTTGGTTATCACGACGACAAGCGATAATTGCTTCTTGATCTGCCTTCTCTTTGATCGTGTTTTTCATCATAGAAGGATCAATTGTAAATGCCATAGTCTTGGCACGAGGACGAGTGCGTAGATAGTAAAGACCTGTCTTTAGACCTTTAGACCAACTATAGAAATGCATGTTGGTTAGTTTGCTAAATGTAGCGTCTTCAATGTATAGATTTAGAGATTGTGTATGGCATACATAAGGTGTGCGATCTGCCGATTGGTTAATTGTCGATTTTTGACTGATTTCCCAAACAGTCTTGTATAGTTCTCTGATTGTTGTTGGAATTTCTTGAATATGTTGAATGCTTCCCTCACCAGCAATAATGCGATCTTTCATATCCCGACTCCAAAGACCAAGGTTGATTAGATCTTGGATTAGGTATTTATTAACAATTGTAAATTCACCTGCGAGTGTACGACGTTGATAGATATTTGATGTTAGGGCTTCGAATGATTCAGTATAACCCATAATTTGACTGGTGCTTGCTGTTGGCATCAGTGCGATCAATAGGGAATGGCGTAGACCATATTTTTTAATCTCTTCTTTTAGTTTATCAAAATCATAGATTTTGGGTGTAATATTATGCATATCAAATTGTAGAATACCCTTTGCGGCTGGGCTAGAAGAGAATGAACTATAGGCACCTTTATGAGTTGTCATTTTTGTTTCCTCAGTACATGTGAAGATATTCGCATATTTATCAGAATCATAATCACCCATATAGATTTTATCAAGTTCTTCAATCATTTCTCCTCGTTTTTTCGCAATTTCCATGGATGCTTCAAGTGTCGCATGGTACATTGTCTCAGAAATATCTCTATTTAGATCAGCCGCCTCTTGACTTTCATATGGAAAGCGCATCATCATATATACATCTGCTAGACCTTGAATACCTACACCAATCGGACGGTGAAGCATATTGGAACGTTTCGTCTCAGGAGTTGGATAGAAGTTACGATCAATTACTTTATCCATATTGTAAACTACTTTCTTTACCACTCGGTGGAAACGACGGAAGGCAAAGCTGGGTTTTCCTTCACCATCATATTCAATAAATGTAGGTAGTACCATGGACGCAAGATTACATACACCATACTCAGTGGGTGAACTGTAAATTAGGATTTCGCTACATAGGTTTGAACATTTAATAACACCTAGGTTACTTTGGTTTGATTTTTGGCAGGGATCTTTATAAAGCATATAGGGACCACCTGTTTCAATCTGACTTTTTAGAATTTCCATCCAAAGATCTTGAGCTTTTACAACACGTTTCGCTTTGCCAGCCGCTTCATATTTAGTATAAAGTGCCTCATATTCGTCACCATAAACATCTTCTAGTCCAGGTGCTTCAAATGGGCAGAAAAGAGACCATTGTTCATTTGCTTTTACACGTTTCATAAATAGATCAGGAATCCAAAGGGCAATAAATAGATCACGGCAACGCTCTTCTTCCGCACCAGTATTACGGCGTAGGCATACAAATTCGAATACATCTGGATGAGAAGGATCTAGATAAATTGCCGCACTACCATTACGCTTACCAGCTTGGTTAATATGTAGAAGTGTTTGGTTCATTACGCGAAGGTATGGGATCAAACCAGTTGATTTACCATTGGTACCACGAATTACGGAACCTCTTGAACGAATTTTATGTACATTCATACCAATACCGCCAGCGTATTTAGAAATCATCGCACAATCTTTCGCACTGTCGTACATTCCATCGACGCTATCATCTTTAACTTCTAGAAGAAAGCAGGAACTCATTTGAGAATGACGTGTACCCGCATTGAAAAGGGTGGGAGTGGCATGGGTATATTCACGAACACTCATTGAATCGTACATATCAAATGCGTTTACTAGATCGTAACCATGGATTCCAATACATACACGCATCCACATGTATTGGGGTCGTTCAATGATTTTTCCATTCGCTTTTTGAAGATATGCGCGTTCAAGTGTTTTGTATCCAAAGTAATCAAATAGATAATCGCGAGAAACGTCAATTTTCTCATTAATTTGGTCTTTATATTTCATTGTAATCTCATAAAGTTCATCGCTAACAAGTGGCATTAAATCACCATTGTTATCTTTACATGTGTAAAGCTCTTCAATTGCTTCACTGAAAGTACTAGGTGTATTTTTGTGTAGATTACTGATAATAATATTAGCAGCCAATCGTCCATAATTAGGGTGAACTGTACTCATTGTGCTGCATGTTGTAGCAGTAAGTTCATCTAGTTCAGAAGTTTTTACACCATCATAAATACGTGCGCAAATCTTTTGGGCAATTTCATCAGGTTGAACCCCATCAAGACCGTTCGACAAATTGACAATACGATTCAGGACTTTATCAAAGGAAACATTTTCGTATTCACCGTTACGTTTAAGAACACGCATTGTTACTTTGTTCTAATTATAAAGAGAACGTTTTAAATCTATTAAAACAGTTAAAAAAGAAACTTTCAAATTTTTAAGATGGGCATACACTTGACCAACTAATTTTATCTTTTTGATTTTCAGAGCATTTTTCGATAAACTTACAACGTAATGTATTTGGTTTATCTGGGTATGCTTTTTCATCTTCATAATTCATGTAATCTGGGAAAATACGGTTACATTTCATTTGAACGGATGAATCAACTAATCCACCTGTTGTTAACCCTCCTACATAGTTAAATTTTTCAATCATACCTGTATAATTTTTATCAAGAGTTGTAGCAGTTCCAGTGCCAAGTAAATTTGTTGTTCCAATACCAACCATGAAGCTTGGTGCTTCACAATAATACTCACTCCAATTTTGTACAGGTTTATTTACTTGTCTTTTCATTTCAGGTGTAGTTTTCTTTAATACCCAATAATCAGGGCATGATAATGCGTCTGTACGAACAACATCTTTTCTGGGTGGTTTATAAGATAATAATTGAATTATTAATAGCATAATTACAATCAATGTTCCACCAATAAATGTGGCTGTAAAAGCGAAGTTTTCTTCAAATATGAATTGTTTTCCAGAAGGTGAAAAAATACCAATTAATGCTAAACCAAGGATAAATGTTCCATAGATAACCATGACTGAAATACTACCTTTAAAGTAATTAGCACGTTCCTTATCTATTTTTTTTCTTTCATCCGCAGTTAATTTTGACAATGTACCATCGGGATTGGTAGTTGCCATTGAATCTCTTAATTTTAAACAAACATTTTTGTTTCTAATGTTTTGGTACCCTTTTGAGTGACTAATGGACCATATTCCATTGGCATCGGTAAGGTACTTGCGTCTTTACGATATACTTCATATTGTTTTAAATTGCTTAAGACTTCGTTAACAGTCCATTCTAATACTCTACCATTTAATTCACGGACTTGTTCAACCACATTGGTAGGTAAATTACGTGAATATTGTAAATAAATAGATCTCATTACAATTTTAAGATCATGATCGCTTTGTCTACCAATGGTATACTTTCCTCCGGATCGTTTATAAATCGCATAACGTATACCATCTTGTAAAACGTCAATATTATTACATGAAAAGAATAAATTACTTACGGGTGTTGGTTCGAATCCGCCCACTAATGCTTCTGAATAAAACATTTTATTGTCAACTTGTTTTTGTTGAAAATTAGGAATTTCAAGGGCGCCTTTTTTTAAAATATTTACACGACCATTTAGCGATTGTGTTGGTTCGATTGGTGAAAAATCCGCGAAATAATCACCTTGCATCTCTGTACAAATAATATATTATTATTTCATATCTTTAATTATTATTTTGAATTGAAAGTATATATTTATCTTTTATACTAATAATGGAAATGTCAATTACTTCGCCGTTATATAATTTATTAAAAAATAATAAAATCGAAATAAGCGAGTCCCTTGTATCAGAAGTAGCGTATCATGTATATACGTTAATGTATAATATTTGCGCAATGGTTTCTACAACGGCTCGTCTACAAGATCCTTTAAAACCAGTTATTAAACCCCGTCATTTAAAAAGTTCTTTAGAGTATATTCAAAATAAATGCTACCCTAAACAAATTAAACAAGTTGGAGGAAGTTATCATATTGATGCTGAATACTTTGGTGCGAACTCAGGTGCTTACACTGGTGAAGAATATCAACGTACATTAGATATTGATTTCAAAAATCAAATAGCGCGCCCTGAAATCAGCGGTGGAAAAGGAAAAAAGAAAGGTTCCGAGAAGGGTAATATATTATCTTATATGGAAATATCTTATATTATTATTTCAAATAGTAAAAAACAAGAAATATTTTCAACATATGAAATTACTAAAGTATTAAATGAGTTTAATGTTACAATTGGTAATTCAACATTAGCTATATTGAAAAAACTTCTTAGAATGCATTTAAATTGCTTAATGATGGATTTACATGAGCAATCTCCTATTACAAAAGCCAAATTAGATAAAATTATGACTCTAAAGAGACATGCTGTATTTTTATAATTTCAAGACTGTTTAAACATGTTTGTAAATCAGGCCAGAATAATCGAATTGAATTTAATAATTTTTTAGAAAGCATTGCTTCATTAATTGATTCTTTTTCTATTTGTAATAATAAATATTTAATACTACTTTGTGTATATTTACCTTTTTTTTCTTGCGCCGCGGTTGGTTTTCGAGCCATGACTTTTTTAATGTTTAACGCTACATCTGGAAGGGGATTTTCTTGATAAGCAATTGCCATCATCAAAGCATCAGAGATATCATCTTTCTTCTTTGTTGTTCGCCATAGATCTTGAATCCATTGTTCCTCTTGCGGATACTTATCTAACCATTCTTTACATAATTGAACCGATGCTTTCTTACGGGCATGATATAGTCCTTTTCCAGCTCCACTATATTCTTTACCCGTACCTGCTAGTTTATGTTTAGGACTATAAATAATAACAGAATGCCCTTTTAGACGAAAATACATTTCTAGATAACATTGAATATTCGTCATTTTACGTGTCATTTGGCGTTCAATTACGATTGTACTTCCTTTAATAGTATCCGTTAATTGATCCATTTCTTTTATCAGAGAGGTACATGGATCTGTACCATAAGTTAAATTAACCATTTTCCAAATAACTATTTTATTTTCATGAAGCGCACATAATGCTAAATTTTTTAATCCCACATCAATCGATAGAAGCATATATAATAGTATCAGTTGATAAAATATTTAAATACAAATAATATATTTAATTGCGTTTTAATGATTTAAAAAGAAATACTCTTGTTTTATAAAGATGCAAAAATTTCCTATGGTTCGTTCTAGTGCGGACGATAATATCATTGAGGTAGATGACTCTACTTTAATGAAACCTAGTTTTGATATTTCAAGACCCTTATATAATTCTCCTCCTTCTGGTTTAAGCGGTCCATCTCTAGGAACTGATTTATTAATTAATAAAAGAAAAATAAGTAACGATGTTTTGTCCATTTCTTCATCTGGTTCTCGTAGTCGCGAAGGTTCCGAAGTAGAATATTCCGGTAGTGATTCAAGTTCATCAACTGATACAGATACTTCTTCAGATGTTTCTTCTTCCCGTGGAGAACCTATGAACAATCAATACAATGAAGAACGTCGTCAAAATGATACATTTGGAAACCGTGTATCCGCAGAGCGTTCTCGCCTTGAGAAAGAGATGATCGAGAAGAAGGAAATCTTATATCAAATGGATCGTCTAGAGACAAAGGGATACCGTCTTCCTCGTAAGTTCTCAATGCAATCAGATCTAGAAGAAATGCGTATTGAATACCATCGTATTCTTCGTGAAAAAGAAGTGGACGCAAGTATTCGTTTCCAACGTAAAATGCTTATGGCATTCTCTACAGGTTTAGAATTCTTGAACACTCGTTTTGATCCCTTTGATTTAAAACTCGATGGTTGGTCTGAACAAATTTCAGAGGATCTAACCGATTATGATGATATTTTCGAAGAACTTCATGATAAATACAAATCCTCTGGACGTAAAATGGCACCAGAATTACGTTTGTTGATGTCACTCTCTGGTAGTGCCTTTATGTTCCATCTAACAAGTAGCATGTTCAAACATCAACCCTTACCCGATGTTCAACAAGTTATTAACTCAAACCCCGCCCTTAAAAAACAATTTCAACAAGCAGCTGCTCAACAGTATACTGGAATGCAGATGCCTCAAGCTCAACAACAAGCACCTCAAATGCAACAATCCCAAAACCCAATGGGCGGCGGTCTCTTTAGCATGCTAGGTGGTCTTCTTGGTGGTGGCGGCGCAAATGGTATGATGAGTGCTTTTGGCGGCCCTCCTCCTCCAATGTCTTCTACTTTATCACCAAATGGCGCGCCCAGTCAAAATAAAATGCGCGGACCCAGCATTGATGATTTATCCAATGATATTCAACTAAAACCAACCATGATGAACAATCGTGTAGAAACTCTTTCAATTTCAGATGAAGAAATTACATCGATCATTGAAGATGCGGCGGATCTAGGTGGTGTATCCCGTAAATCAAACCGTGGACGTAAACCTGGATCTGTAAGTGGAAAGAAAACTCTAAATCTATAAATAATAAAAATTAATTAATAAAAAATAAAAAATATTTTAAGCAATATAAACACGATGGATCCAGTTACGATCACGCTCCATTAAATCACTGGTAGTAACATTTGTGTTTTTGTTTAAGATGGATAATAAATTAATACGTCTTAATATTTTAACAGCGGCTTCACGTTCAGTAATTTTTTTACTAGTCACAAGGTGTTTAATAGCTTTTGTTAAAGCTTTGTGACGTTCCTCCGCATTTAAGTTTATAATTTTTTTGTATCCAA